TTAATAAAACTCTATACCCGTAATCTTCAATGAGTTCTGGCGCTTCCCTTTAATTCCTTTTACATATTCAAAATGAATGTTTTTGATTGCCATCTTTATGAATTCAGTTTTTAACTCATCTTCCATTAATTCCCAGCCGTTTAGCAATGAATACTTGAAATTTTTAATCTTCTCATAGTTAAAAGTCTTACCCTTATCATTATCCTTGCGCTTTTCATACTCATGTATTTCTTTGTCAATACGACTTATTATTGGAAAAGCTTCATCCTTATCCATCATACCTTCTATAAAAAGTGTTTGACATCTAGCGCGTTCTTTTCGCAACTTTTCAATATCGATGCCGACATCTTCTATTTCTTTAGGTTGGTTTTCGATTTTATATGATGTTAAATCAAATTGTTTTAGATAATTGTAAAATTGTTTTAAAACCTCGCCTTCGTCGATGTTACATGCATTTTTATTTTTAGTATTTTTGCAGTTAGAACAAAAGTATAGTTTAGAATACCAAACTTCTTTATTTTTAGGCGTATGCTTGACTGTGTTTAAAGTCAATTTCTGGTTACAGTTTGGACATAATAGTTTACTTCTGAAAATAGCGTTATGTTTTACGATTGTAGAGTTAGTTTTTTCACTTATCCTTAATTTTATTTCTTCGTATTCTTCTTCACTTATAATAGCTTCGTGGGTGTTTTCGACGAATATGTCACCGAAAACAAGATGACCTCTAGCTACCGGACTCGTTAGAGCATTGCCTATAACTGATCTGTGCCAGTTTTTACCTAAGGGTGCTTTGTATTTAGAGTTGTTCAATTTTATAGTTATTTCTCTTAAACTAGTACCTTTTTTCGCTTCTTCTACTGCAAATCGTAATACTTTTTTATATTCATTAGGCACAAATTTATCGTTTACTCTGTCGTAATAGAAAGGAGGGACAGTTTTAGCTAACCCTTTTCTAGCTGATGCGCGTCGACCCATTGCAGTACGCTCTTGAATTGTAGTACGCTCCCACTCTGCCATAGCACCTACTAATGTTACGAACAAACGTCCCATAGCAGAAGTTGTGTCATATACTTCTGTTGCGCTCCTAAACAACACGTTTTTATTCTCAAACAATTCTAGTATCTCTAGTAAGTCTTTAACACTTCGAGTTAATCGATCTAGTTTATAGACTAAAACCAAATCAAAATTATCTATTTCATTCAACATTTCTTGTAAAGCGGGTCTGTCTTTTTTAGCTCCGGAGTATCCAGCGTCAGTATATACTTTATGAATTTTCCAGTCGTTTATGTCGCTGTAAGCTCTTAATTTTCTTTCTTGTTCTTCGATAGAGTGTCCTTTTTCTTTTTGTTCAAGTGTACTCACTCTAGTATAAATTGCTACTTTCATGTGCTCCCTCCTCAAAATTGGCAAAAAATAATAAGGGTAGGCGGGCTACCCGTGAAAATTGTATAAAAAAAGAGAGAGCGCAGATGCACCCTCTCATGTCGCAAATATTTCAGCGACTTGTCTAATTTGAAGCTTGCCGCAAATATTTCAGCGGCTTGTTTTGTATATATGTAATATACCATCAAAGAGAGTGTAGTTCAAGCGATTTAACTAAGAAATCTAATTTTTATACTATTTTCAATTTTATCTACTGTTTCTTTTGAATATGATATTTCTCCGGCAGGGTCATACCTATTAATTTTCGATATTCTATCCTTGCTGATTGTAGTGATATTTAAAACGTTAGCATAGGTCTTTTTATACTTGAATCGCTCATATCTTTTGCGAACCTTCGAATATTTTTTGAAGTCGTCATTCAGCGATTTGTTTTCATCAAGTAATTTTTGATCGTATGGGTTTTCTGCTTTTGACACCTTTTCAAGATTGTTCATGATTTTTTTAGCTAAATCCTTACCCGTTACGTCCATTTTTTCCAATACTAAAGGTAACAAATCTTCTTCGATATGCACATTGAATTTACTTCTGGAAGATGTAAGTGGAACTACCGTTAATATTGGATTTTTATTTGAATCGTGATTATTAAGTACCATACAAAAATGGTTTCCAGAAAACTCTCTGCCAACATTAACACCTAACTTTACATAAATTATAGTGCCTTTTTTATATCTGGTGTAACTTTTGTTTTCTTTTAACAATCTAACTTCATCCAATAAAAACTCTGAATATTCAAGACACCATGAATTCATATATTTAAATTTGTAAATCTCGCTATTTTGAATCTTTTTAAAATTATTAACTGCTGTTTCTAAAGGTGCGTTCTCTTCCATCCCTCATCCTCCTCGCGCCACATAGGCGTTATTAATCACAATACAACTTTGCCCATTACTTTAATATTACTAAACGAAGCGACTTTGATATCATCATACTTCGGATTTAGAGATACCAAATTAATATAGTCTTCGCATATATCTACACGCTTGATAAGACTTACTCCATCTAATACAACGAGTGCAATTGTACCATCTTTAATAGAATCTTCTTTCTTAATAAAAGCGTATGTTCCTTGTTTTAACATAGGTTCCATTGAATCACCGTTAATTAAAATGCAAAAATTAGCATTTGATGGCGCTTCATCTTCTTTGAAAAATACTTCTTCGTGTAATATATCATCGTACAATTCTTCTCCGATACCAGCACCAGTTGCGCCACACGCAATATACGACACTAACTTAGATTCTTTATATTCATCTATAGAAGTGACTTTATTTTGTTCATCTAACTGACTATTCGCGTAGTTGAGTACATTGCTTTGTCTTGGAGGCGTGAGCTGAGATGATATGTTATTAATTTTTGACATCACAGTTTCCTCTTGGCGTTCTTCATCGGGTACGCGATAAGAATTTACATCATATCCCATAAGCCACGCTTCACCGACATTTAAAGTTTTAGAAAGTAGGTAAATTCTATCTTGGTCAGGAGATTGTACATCGTTAATATATTGAGACAAAGTACTTTTACTTAAAGATATACCTAGTTGCTTTTGATAAGGTTTCGATTTATTAATGATATCTACTTGTTTTAAATTTCTTATTTTCATGATGTGTTTTAGTCTGTTTGAAACTTTTTCTCTCATTTAGTGCACCTCCGTTTGATAACTTTATAATAAACCTTGTTGAACAAAAATTCAATAAAAAAGTTCATAAAACATGAATTTTTGTGTTGACTTAATTCAAAACAAGGTGTAAAGTATAGTTGAGTTCACGATACATGAACTTCAAAGGAGGTGTTTTTTATGTGTTACGACTACTCGCGTTTGAGTGGTAAGATAGTTGAAAAGTATGGCACTCAGTACAATTTCGCTATTGCTATGAAGTTGTCCGAGAGAAGCTTATCCTTAAAACTCAACGGAAAAGTTGGGTGGAAAGATAGCGAAATATGGAAAGCTATACAATTGCTAGGTATACCGGTAGAAAAAATACATTTATATTTTTTTAAAGAAAAAGTTCACGTTTGATGAACTAGAAAGTGGAGGACATCATGGAACAAATCACGTTAACCAAAGAAGAGTTGAAAGAAATTATAGCGAAAGAAGTTAGAAATGCTATAAAAGGCGAGAAACCAATCAGTTCAGGTGCAATTTTCAGTAAAGTAAGAATCAATAATGACGATTTAGAAGAAATCAATAAAAAACTCAATTTCGCAAAAGATTTGTCACTAGGAAGATTGAGGAAGCTTAATCATCCGATTCCACTAAAAAAGTATCAGCATGGCTTCGAATCAATTCATCAAAAAGCTTATGTACAAGATGTTCATGATCATATTAGAAAATTAACATTATCGATTTTTGGAGTGACGCTTAATTCAGATTTGAGTGAAAGTGAATATAACCTAGCAGCAAAATTTTACAGAGATATCAAAAATTATTATTTATATATCTATGAAAAGAGAGTTTCAGAATTAACCATCGATGATTTCGAATAAAGGAGGAACAACAAATGTTACAAAAATTTAGAATCGCTAAAGAAAGAAGTAAATTAAAACTCAATTTACTAAAACATGCAAACAGTAATTTAGAAACAAGAAACAACCCTGAACTGTTGCGAGCAGTTGCAGAGTTGCTTAAAGAGATTAATCGATAAATTCTATGAATTCGATTTTAGCTGAAGCGATAGCTACTATTTTGTCTCCAACAAAAGTATATGAGCCATTAGTGAACAAGGAACTTTTAATTTTTTCTTTTGATATTTCAACAGTTCCGCGATGACCTGACTTTATCACTTTTTCTAAATTATTGATTTCAACAAATTTATCATTAGAAAGATATAAACAAGCTTTCATACTTATCACCTCCTTAGGTTGATAACAACATTATACACGAAAGGAGCATAAACATTATGCAAGCATTACAAACAAAATCGAACATCGGAGAAATGTTCAACATACAAGAAAAAGAAAATGGAGAAATCGCAATCAGTGGTCGAGAACTTCATCAAGCATTAGAAGTTAAGACAAGATATAACGATTGGTTTGAAAGAATGATTAATTATGGCTTTGAAGAAAATATTGATTATACAGCTCTTACTCAAAAAAGAGTAACAGCTCAAGGTAACGCTATTAATTATTTAGACCACGCACTCACACTAGACACTGCAAAAGAAATCGCAATGATTCAACGTAGTGAACCCGGTAAACGTGCAAGACAATATTTCATCCAAATTGAAAAAGCATGGAACAGCCCAGAAATGATTATGCAACGTGCTTTAAAAATTGCTAACAACACAATCAATCAATTAGAAACAAAGATTGAACGTGATAAACCAAAAATTGTATTTGCAGATGCAGTAGCTACTACTAAGACATCAATTTTAGTTGGAGAGTTAGCAAAGATCATTAAACAAAACGGTATAAACATCGGGCAACGCAGATTGTTTGAGTGGTTACGTCAAAACGGATTCCTTATTAAACGCAAGGGTGTGGATTATAACATGCCTACACAGTATTCAATGGAACGTGAGTTATTCGAAATTAAAGAAACATCAATCACACATTCGGACGGTCACACATCAATTAGTAAGACGCCAAAAGTAACAGGCAAAGGACAACAATACTTTGTTAATAAGTTTTTAGGAGAAAAATAAAAATCTTAATAGGAGGAATTATCAATGAACACACTATACAAAACAACCCTCCTCATCACAATGGCAGTTGTGACGTGGAAGGTTGTAAAGATTGAGAAAAACACAAGATTTAAACTTAGAAATTTTGATTATCCAAAAATTAATAATGCTCAGAGCAAATCATTGTTGGATATTGCTAGTCACGATTTAAAAGATATTTAACTGTATTCAAAATTTTCATATCTTGTTGAGCTTTTAAGCTTTCGTATAAAGCTATTGAATAAATAATTTCGTAAGATACGTTTTCAGGAGCATCTTCTTTCAACTTATTTATTCTATCTCTAAAAAAGTCACTGTCACCACCGAATTCTTTTTCGGCTTGATTACTAAGTTCACCAAAGAAATTTTGAAAATCATTAAATTCCATACTTATCACCTCCTTTCACTAGGAGATAACTAAATTATACACGAAAGGAATGGTAGAAGTGCCACCACACATTCAACAAATGTTATACGAAATCCAGTTAAAAGCTGGTATACCTCAAAAATTAATGGAAATGCAAGGTTTGATAAACGATGAAACAACCAAAGAGGAGAAAAAAGAAAATGAGTAACATTTATAAAAGCTACCTAGTAGCAGTACTATGCTTCACAGTCTTAGCAATTGTGCTTATGCCATTGCTGTACTTCACTACAGCATGGTCAATCGCGGGATTCGCAAGTATAGCGACATTCATATTTTATAAGGAATACTTTTATGGAGAATAAAAAAACTGCTACTTGCGCCAACAAGTAACAGTGACAAACGATTAACAAAATTAATTCGTGTTCAATATAAAACGAAAAAAGGAGGAAGTCAAGATGTATTACGAAATAGGCGAAATCATACGCAAAAATATTCATGTTAACGGATTCGATTTTAAGCTATTCATTTTAAAAGGTCATATGGGCATATCAATACAAGTTAAAGATATGAACAATGTACCAATTAAACATGCTTATGTCGTAGATGAGAATGACTTAGATATGGCATCAGACTTATTCAACCAAGCAATAGATGAATGGATTGAAGAGAACACAGACGAACAGGACAGACTAATTAACTTAGTCATGAGATGGTAGGTGTAAGCATGAGAGATACAGAAAGAAATACATTGAATATTTTTAAGACATTATTCGACGAATATACTTTGTCAAACCAACGAGCACTATTGGAAATTGAACGTAATCATCACGGATACTTATCGATTAATTTCTTGCACTATCACGACAGTTACAAAACAAACAATAAGCTTGTGCAGATACATGAAATCAATCCAGATAGCCATGAACGAATAAAAAATTTAATTATCGAGGTGCTAAGAGGTCATCGGAAGATTAAAAAAGGAGCATGAGGAAAGATATGAAAATAAATAAGTTAACTATATCGAACTTTGCTGGAATCAAAGAAGAAAAATTTAACTTTGACGGTAAAGATGCAAAAATATACGGCAATAATGCGACTGGCAAGACTACAACAGCAACCGCATTACAATGGCTGCTTTTCGATAAAGGTTTGGACGGATCAACCAAATCATTTAACCCTGTACCTTTAAACGAAAAAAACGAAGAAAATTATGAGTTAATTCCGACTGTTTTCGCAGAATTTGAAATCGACGGAAAAATAACGACTTTCAAAAAAGAGTCACATCCTAAATACACAATAAATCAAAAGACGAATCGCAAGGAATACTCACGAAGTCGAACAAAGAAACAATATATCAATGATGAATCAATAAAAGTAAAGGATTATAAAGCTCGTATTGATGAACTAATTGATGAAGATGTATTCAAGTTAATTACGAACCCTCAAGCATTTAACTTACTCGATTGGAAGAAACGAAGAAGTTTGTTGTTTGAAATTGCTAAACCAATCAATGATGAGGATGTCATTAAAACAAATGATGATTTTAAAGAATTAAATAATATTCTTGGAGATCATGAAATTGAAACAAAGAAAAAGATTCTTACGGACAAGATAAAACAGATTAACAAAGATATCAAAGATATTCCGATACGTATTAACCAAACACAACAAAATAAGCAGGATGTACCTGAATTCGATAATGATAGATACGCAATTATCAAACAAGAAATTGAGCAACTTGAAAATGAGCGTATAGATATTCAAAACGGTAAGGAAGAAATTAATTTGCGTAATCAATTAGCTGATAAACAATCAGAATTGAAACGCATAGAAGACAATAACAGCGCAAGTAATGAGAACAAAATTTATGCTTTAACAAATGAGTTACACGTTGAAAATGGAACGGTTGCGAACCTTAAAACGAGATTAAAGCAAAACAAACAACAAATTACGCATGAAGAAAATAGACGTAATCAATTATTGGAAAATCACAAAGGACTAAAAAGTGATTTAGAAAAATCTAAAAATCAAAAATTTGAACATCTTGATGACAATGTATGTAGCTGTTGCGGTCAACAGTTACCAACTGAACAAGTGAATGAGGCAAGAGAAAAAGCTTTACAGAAATTCAATGTAAAAAAATCGAAAGAATTAGAAACAATACAAACATCTATCAATCACATTATTTCAGAAGGAAAGAAAATAAAGCCAATCATCGAGAAGTTAGAGGATGACAACAATAATCTACAAATTAAAATCAACGAAGCAGAAGAGCGTTCAGCAAGAATACAAAACAAAATTAATAAGTTGAAAACGACTCATGTTGACGTTACACAAACTGACGAATACAAAGCAGTAATGTTAGAGATAAACGAGATTAATCAAAAACGCTCGAACATTAGGAAAACTATTCAAGATAACGTTTCAGGAATAGATGACAAAATAAGCGAACTTACTCAAGAAAAATCAGAAATTGAAGTGTCAAGATCAATCGAAAAATCAAATAAACATCTAGATGATGTTATTTCTGAATTAAGAAATGAAGAAGATAGATTATTGGATGAAAAAGAAAAGTATTCACATGACCTTTATATCTTAAAAGAATTTACAACAACAAAAGTCAAAATGCTTACTGAAAATATCAATAATGAATTTGAGATTGCTGAATTTAAGTTATTCAATACCTTAGTTAACGGCGAATTAGAAGAAACATGTTCCACAACGGTTAACGGCGTCGAATACGACAGCGGTTTAAATAACGCCTCAAGAATTAATGTTGGCTTAGATATCATCAATACACTGTCAAAACATTTTAAAGTTACAGCGCCAATATTTATTGATAATGCTGAATCAGTAACAGAGCTTATAAAAACAGAATCACAACAAATTCAATTGATAGTAAATGAACAAGATAAAAAATTAAGAATGGAGACTATATAAAATGACTGAAAATAATAAATTACAAACTATTGAACAACAATTAGTACAAGAAAAGAACGTATCTGACAACGTATTAAACAAAGTGAGAGTTTTAGAGTCACAAGGCAATTTGGAATTGCCAAATGATTATTCACCAAGTAATGCCATGAAACAAGCATGGTTACAAATCAGCCAAGATAACAAATTAATGAGTTGTAACGATACAAGCAAAGCAAATGCCTTATTAGACATGGTAACGCAAGGTTTAAATCCAGCTAAAAATCAATGCTACTTTATTCCTTACGGCAACAAAATGCAGTTACAACGTAGCTATCACGGTAATGTAATGATGTTAAAACGTGATGCAGGTGCTCAAGATGTTGTTGCTCAAGTGATTTATAAAGGCGATACATTCAAGCAAGAAATGGGAGGAACAGGACGTATCAAAGTGATTAAACACGAACAAGACTTCTTTAACATCGACAAAGAAAACATTATCGGTGCGTACTGCACAATCGTATTTAATGATGGACGAGATAACTATATTGAAGTCATGACTATTGAACAAATTAAACAAGCATGGATGCAGTCATCAATGATTAAAGATGAAAAAGCATTACAAAATTCTAAAACACATAATAATTTCAAAGAAGAAATGGCTAAAAAAACAGTTATCAATAGAGCTGCTAAACGTTATATCAACACATCAACAGATAGCAATCTTTTCAAATACGCACAAGAATCCGAACAACGTCAACGCAAAGAAGTGTTGGACGCAGAAGTTGAAGAAAATGCAAATCAAGAACAATTGGACTTTGAACAACCAGTTCTCGAAGAAGCACAATACACAGAATTAGAAAATGATAAGCCTATTGATGTATCTGACTTTGAAGAAATAAAAGAACCTGCAACAGAAAAAGAAAGCGAAGAAGAGCCATTTTAATTGAAACAATAGCAACTGGTTCAAGTGGTAACTGCTACGTCTTAAATGATGGACGTACTACGTTACTACTTGAGGCAGGTATAAAATTTGAACGTGTTCAAAAGCATTTTAAATATAAAACAAGACATATAGCAGGGTGTCTTATCACACGCGAACATGGTGATCATGCAAAGTACACAAAGCAGTTTGTCGACAATGGTGTAATCAGCTATATGACTGCTGGAACACAACAAGCTATGAATTTTGAAAGTCATCGCTTATGCACGATTAAGGCAAAGCAAGAGCTGCGAATAGGCACATGGTCAATTCTACCGTTTGACATCGAACATGATGCTAACGAGCCTGTGGCTTTCTTATTACAAAGTACATTAGGTTATAAGGTTCTGTATGTTACTGATACAAAGTATTTGAAATACAAATTTAACGGCATTACGCACATGATGTTAGAAGTTAATTATATCTATGAACAAATGCAGGAAAACATAAAAAACGGCAGTGTGCACAGCACATTAGCAAACAGAATTATGGAGTCTCATTTTAGCTTAGAACATGCTATCGGAATGTTAAAAGCAAATGATTTAACTAGACTCGAAGAAATACATTTAATTCATTTAAGTAGTCAAAATTCAAATGCAAAATACATTAAAAGTGAAATACAAAAAGTGACGGGCGCGCCCGTTTATGTTGGAGGTTTATAAATGCTAAACAGAACAATATTAGTTGGTCGTTTAACTAGAGACCCAGAATTAAGAACCACTCAAAGTGGTGTAAATGTAGCATCATTCACATTAGCAGTTAACCGCACATTTACGAATGCACAAGGAGAGCGCGAGGCAGACTTTATTAATATCATCGTATTTAAAAAACAAGCAGAGAACGTTAATAAATACCTATCTAAAGGATCGTTGACGGGCGTAGATGGTAGGTTACAAACGCGGAATTATGAAAATAAGGAAGGTCAACGTGTATATGTTACGGAAGTTATTGCTGATAGTATTCAATTTTTAGAACCGAAAAACTCAAATGACACTCAACAAGATTTATACCAACAACAAGTACAACAAACACGTGGACAATCGCAATATTCAAATAACAAACCAGTAAAAGATAATCCGTTTGCGAATGCAAATGTTCCGATTGAAATAGATGACAATGATTTACCATTCTAATTTAACCGGTTTGAAAGTGAGGTGTGTATATGACTGGTTGGATAAAACTTCATAGAAAACTATTAGATTCGCCTATTTTTCAGAACGAAAAGTTATTCAAAGTATTTGCATATTGTCTTATGAAAGCTAGTCATAAGGATCATACACAGCTTGTTGGCAGGCGGGTTGTCGAATTAGAAAAAGGTCAATTTGTGTTCGGGAGAAAGCGAGCAAGCGAAGAGTTACGTCTCAAAGAATCCACAGTAAGAGACTACATAAAGCTTTTAGAAAATCTTGGAACTATCGTCGTAAAGTCCGACAACAAATTTTCTGTTATAACCGTTGTCAATTGGGCGATTTATCAAAGTATGGAAGAAAATTCCGACAGCAAAAACGACAACAAATCAACA